TTTTAGACTCTGTTAAATATTCTGAAAAACTTTTCATATTTGTATTCCCGCTTTGTATTATTTATCCATATTCTTTAGTTTTTCTAATAAACTATTACGGTCTGTAACTACATACCCTTCGCCTGAAACAATGTTCCCGTCGCCCGGGCTACTATCTCTATCCATTTTTTCTTTTTTAAGTTGCAATTCGATCATCTTTAATTTTTTATCCATCTTTGCAACTTTAGCATCTAATGATGTTTTTAACATACCGCCAGCAACTTCAAATACACGCCCACTATAACGTGCTTCAACATTCATACCTAAGTCCATTAAGTCTTCATATGCGTCCAATGCTTTTTTAGCAATATCTTCTAATTCTTCATCTGCTTTATCACCTAAGCCTTTAACTCTTGGTAATGCACTTGCAATTTTATCTAGCTCTTGTATATCACGCTGAGTTTCTGCTATTTCAACAATAGTAGTTTCTTTTTTTGTTTTTTTATCTTCAGCTTTTGCTTCGTCTACAATTTCTTTAGAGTCTGGCAAATTTAAAAGCTCTTCTAATTTTTTAGTCATTATATTATACCATTATATGCTACTATTATTTATCGTCTTGTGCCACCTTGGTGAAATATATCATTTTCGGTTATTACTCTAAATTTAATTCCTTTTTGTTTGCAATAAGCATACGCTGCTGACCATTTTGCTTGATTAACTATATAACTTGCTTGGTTAACACGACTGCGACCTACTTTTTCTCTTATTGCTTGATTAGCAGGTTTAACTTCTATTAATTCAACTCTTTTTGATCCGCCCTTATCTGCATAGGCAATAAAGAAATCAGGAACATAAATTGTGTGCTTGCCTGTTAAAGGATTTTTATATGGAATACGTATTGCTTCGCTTGCCCATTTTTCTACACTAGGATGTTCGTCACAGAATTTCATAAAATGAAATTCCCAACTGCTTCTGTAAGTTGGAGTTTTTGTGCCTATGTACTTTTCAGGAAATTTAGGTGTAAACTTCCCCTGAGCAAATCTAGCCATATCACGCTACAATATTTCTTTTTTCAATCTTGTCAGCTGATTCAGTTCTTTTATATCCTAGGGTACTTGTTTTAGGTCTATTATAGTTTAGCACTTCTGTAACAATAGCACTTAGCTGAACTTCGTCTAACCCTTTTAGTGTATCTAGTAATTGAAAAACATTAACACTATCGAGTTTTGCCTGCTGAAGTAGAGTAGTTGAAACACTAATTGCGCCTGTTTTGTCAAAGCCGCGTTTTGTAAAAAATGTAACTACTGCATCTACTTGGTTTGACGGAAAACTTAATTCTTTTGAAAAGTATGTATCAAAAAACTTAGTTACTCCTTTGTCATTAAAATTGCTGGGTTTTTCTTTTGGTAAACTTGACATAATTTTTCCTTATTAATCGAATTGTGCCTTTGCTGCATTTGATAAAGCATCGTAACTTATTCGAGCTCCATTAATACCGCCAGTGCCCCCATTAGCTTGATATTGTTTTTGGAAGTTTTGAAATCTTGCGTCATCAATAGTTTGTGGACTTGTATCACCAGTAGTTGTCGATGTTGCATTGTTTGATGTTAATGCTGAAAGTCCTGCTATTGCTGCTGTAGCAACTAATAATTGTCCTGAGCCACCGCTACCTGAACTCTTTGGAAAGAATGTTTGCGACACACCAGAAACATCAATTCCTGCTACACTGCCAATAGCATTTGTGATTACTCTCATTCCGCCTTCTCTAAGACCTTCAACACCGTTATCTCTTACACTATTAAACAAGTTAACTGCTGCGATACCTGCCTCTAACGGATTGCTAAAGTTCTTACCTTGAGTAATGTATTCGTATAAATCAAGACCAGTACCAAAAATACCATCAATACCTAATTGTCCTCCACCTAATGGTGTAATAGGACTAGGTGTTACATCGTAATGATCAGACTTACCAAATCCTGAAGGTTCACCGTTTTCGCCTGCTTCAACGTGTCCTCTATCATAAAACACAGTATCATAGTTTATAGTAATTCTGTTTTCGAGCGGATTGCTTTCACCGTTAGCAACTGTATCGTGTTCCCAGTTTGAAATAATTGGATTTACAAGAGTATATTTTGTATAGCTCTTACGAGCCATTTGTGCAATTTCAATTCTATCAAAAAATGGTACGTTTGGTATATTATTGTCCATACCAAACTTAAATGTATTAGTGCCCGGGCCGTCATACAATGTATCCCCAGTTCTTCTATTACCGTAAGAACCGTCGCTTGTTGTATGATGACCATCTGAGAAGTAATATCTGTAATATGCTTCTAAAAGTGCTGTAGTAGCACCATAGTTATCATCGTGGAATGTTATATTTACTGGGCTATAATCAATCCTTGTTTGAACATTCTTTTTACGATTATATTTGTTTTTAGTTTCAACTGCTGCTGTAAATTTAGGCAAATCTGCTTGTTTAACAAGCATACCGATTTCGTGTTTATACTGATCAACTTCTGGTATTACTGCCTTTGCTTGCTCAGTAAGATAAAACGTTACGTGATATGTAAACGATAACTTAGGAGCGTGTTTTTGTGTGTCAACAACATAGAGACGAGAGGCGTGTTGCCAATCGGCCATATTACCTTTTGGACTTAATATCCCGTTTGCAATGTTGTCTAAAAATCCGTTGAACTTTGCCATACTAATATTTATCTTTGGAAATTATGTACGTATATAATAAAAAAGGGAGCTCAACGGCTCCCTTTAATATTGAATGGCGCAGGAGTTGTATTAAACGCCGCCGCCGGTTACTAATGTATTTACTGTACGTCCGACTGCTGTACCAATACCAGTACCTTCTGGAGTTTGGATAGCATTATCATAACGGATGCTTAGTGTAACTGTTACAGGCTCATTAGCACTGTAAGCAAGTTGGTTATAAGCAGCGTTTTGTACGAAACAACCGTATAGTTCGAATGTTTCAAGTACGTTAGGTGTGTTAGCACCATTACCGCCGTCTAAGATTTCAATACGTGTTGTAAACTTGTAATCTTGTCCTGATGCTGCACTTGACTGCTCGTAGAAGTCGAATTGCTTCTGTAGTTGTTCGCCAACTAGTTTTTGTACGTTGTTGTTTACATCTTCACGCAAGTTAAGTGTAATTGCTTCCCAAGTATGCTTACCTGCTAGGTATGCACGTGAGTTGTAAACTTCAATTGGAATTTCTTCAAAGCTAACTGTTGGACGAGTTACGTCTACTACTTGCTTTGTTAATTCTGTTGTTGGTGTTGATACACCAAAGTTCTCTAGTGTTACACGGAAACGGTACTGTAGCTTAGGCATTAACAAGCCTTGGCTTGCAGCTGAGTCACCTGTTGCTAGTGGAACTGTAATCTTTGATAGTGTTGAAATTGCCATTCTTTGTTCTCCTGTTACAAGTATTTAGCAAAATTAGGCCCCGTATTTCAGAGGCCTAATTCTATGCCTTATAACCCGCTAATTTCTCCAGTGTTCTTGAGTCTTAGTGGAATGTAAATAAACTCAACTGCTTTAACAGGTTCAATAGCAATGTCTAAGTATAGCTCATTTCTATCAACTCTGCTTGGAGTGTTGTTTGATTCATCACAAACTACTAAGAAGTCATATAGTGCTCTTTGACCTACAAGCTCGAGCATTAAGCTCTCTGCTGCTTGTTTGATCTCATCACGTGTGATCTTATCATTTGGTTCAAAGATATAAGGTTTAGCAAGCTGATTCAACTGGCTGCGTAAGTAAATTACCAAACGTGCTACGTTGATTCTGTCTAGTGCGCTTGAGCCTCTTGCACGAGTTTTCTGTCCATAGTTAACAAGTCCTGCACCACTAATAAACGTAATTGGGTTAATAGCTTGTGCATATAGTGTATCACGCTGACCTTCGTTCAACGCTACTGTTACAAATTCGCCCTCAGCATCTACATAACCTGTTGCTGTAGCGTTTGTAATACCACCACGTCTTGTACCTGCTGGAGCAAACCAAGGATAGCTAACTTGGTCACTTAGTGCAACTGTGCGTAGCATCATATGACTTGGCGGAACAACTACATTGTTGCCTGCGTTGTCACTTGTAAAGCCCCAAGGATAAAAAATACCAAAGTATTCATCACGGCTAGTTAAACCGTCGTCGTTATCTTCTGGTGCTAGTGCTTGGTTAGTTGCCCAGTTGTTTAATGAAGTTGCATCTGATGGTAGTCTAGCTGGAGTGTCACCAATAACAAATGCACTTAGGCCTCTGTCATAGTTTAATGTGATCATTTCACCAATTAGCTCTGGATAACCTGGAGTTGCCATCAAGTTAAAGATTCTTGACTCGTCATCTCTAATGTCATCGTTTGAGTTAACCATAGCTTGTAGTGCTTGTACAACAACCTTACGCTGTGCTTTACGTCCAAAGCTACCTGAACCGTCACCTTGGTTACCTGACTCAGTTACCCAACGATGTGGATAGTAGTCTGCCATTGCTTCGTCGTTTAGGCGTTCGTTGTCACCGTTTACATCAATGTAATTGCGTACAAACTTCTTAACGTTAAAACCAGAACGTCTTAGGTTCCATAGCAACATACCTTTTGGGTATAGTGCTGGATCTGGAGCATCCGGATCTAAGTAGTCTGAAGTTAATAGTGCATCAATGTCACCTGCTTCGTCACTGTTTTCGCCTGCTGTGTTATAACGTGCATCTGCAAATAATACGCCATCTTCGCTAGTTTGATCTGCTGTATCTAACAAGATCCAACGATTAGCAACTGGTGTATTTTGTAGGTCTGCATTAAACTTATAAATTAATGGATAATTTTCTAAGTCTGCTGTGCTAATCCATAAGTCGCCGTTTACAAGTGCTGTGCCGTCGCTTTGTAGTAACGGAGTGCTTGCACTTACGATTGGACCGTTTGGATCACAATCTGCATACTCTGCGCTAAAGTTATGATAACCAACCCAAGTATCGCCATTGTGGATCATAATGTCAACTTCGTCAACAATTGAATTGTACCATAATGCACCGTCATTTGTAAGAGCAGTTACTGGATCATTTTGTGCAGTGTAGAATGCTACTTCTGAACCAGATGAGTTAGTTGTTGCTTTCCAAAGTGTGCCACGTAGTTGTAATGGAGCAGTGTCGCCATCTGTTCCCGGCTCGTAGTATAAGTTTGGAGTACCGCTGTTTACATTTGCAAAATGTGCAAAGCCCATATTGCCTAACACTGGTGTTGAACCGTCGTCTGTTAGTTTAATATCGCCGCCTTTTGAGTGAGTAATAACAACTTTATTGCCTGTTGTAACTTCTGCGCTAACGTATGGTACGCCTGCATTTGTAATTGCTTCTGCAATTAAATCTGCGTCAGTGCTTGCACCTGTAGTTGTAATTTCAATAACAGTAATTGTAGTTAGTTCACTTGAGTTAGGTGCTGTTGCTTGAATACCTAAGTTATAAGTGTCAGCTGTAACACCGCTTGAACCAATTGCTGCACCAATGATTGTTGTTGGAGCAACTGCATTACGCTTGAATACTTTAAATGTTGCTAGTTTTTGTGAGTCACCTGCTACATTTGATTGTACATATACATCGCCTGCTGCAATGTTTGCACCGTTGCCTAGCTTATCTAGACTGTTTAAAGCTTCTTCGTTTGATGCAAAAATTGGTGCGTCAATTGGCTCCCAAAGTTTAGTTGCATCATTAAATACTTTCATTCTCCAACGTGCGCCGTTTCCTGGCTCAGTTGTTTTAATCCAAACAGAACCTGTTGGGCGAGGATATGAATCGCTTACTTTAAATGAAGGAACTCTAGTGTGTTTGTCAACGTGTAGCTCTGGTGGATAGTAAGTACCGCTTGCAATACCTAGCTCACCTAATAGAGTTGCGTCACCGCTAATTTCTAATGAACCAACTGCTGCTGAATCTGCTTCGGCGCTGTCTGTTCCATCGCTGTAAATTTCTAAACGTCCGTCAACTGCTTTTGCACTAATGTTTCCTAATGGAAATAGTGAAACAATGTTGTCAGCTACTTCGCCAATTGTGTTAGCATTTGTAACTGTTACTGTTGTTCCGTTAATAGTAAATGTAGTTGATGCTTGGGAAAATGATGGGTTAGACTTGCTGCCACGTACTGTTGCCCAGCTTAGTGTCCAAGCCTCTGAACCTACTAATACCCAAGTTCCTGAAGCATTTCTGTAGAACATTCTAGCAATAGTTGAGCCAAATACTACAGCATAATCACCGATGGCACCGACAGTTGCTTTTGGTGTTTTACCTGTTGTTCCGTTAGTTGCTTGACTTCCGTCTGTTAATTTTGTAGAATCTGTAATAACAATTGGAGTTTTGCTTGTAAATGTTTGACCGCCTGTTGTTGTAACGCCGGCGCCATTCCATTCTTGAATTCCAAATTGTGATGTTTGTGTATCTAACCAATAAGTACCCGCTGCAGGTGTTGCTGCTGGTGCGTCTGAACTTGGCTGGATTTCTGCTAGGTCAATATCTGCTCTAACTACCCACGCTCTGTTTGAAACGCCTAAATATGAATAAGCAGCTTGCAAACCGTATTCATTCAGTTCGCCTGCGTGAATTGGGTTATTGTTGTTATCTGTGTAAAATAGTGGATCACCGAACGTATCTGCAAGATCTCGTTGTGATGTTAATAAGTATGGTTTACCAGCATTTGCCTTTAGCGTACCTTGTGCTGTTCCTGTTCCACTAGCGTTTAGCTTGTTAGAAGCAGAAGCAACAAAAATCATTGGTGTTGTGCCAGGTTCTGCCGGAGTGTAGAAACTTTCGTCAATTACTTTGACTTCTACTCCTGGTGATGTTAATGCCATTGTCGTTCTCCTGTTGTACGAATCGATAGTTTTGCTACTTGTATTTAGCAGACAGTATAGAAAATCACCGGTTAAACCGCCCCAAAAAGGGACCAAAAAGGTGAGCTAAATACAATATGAGACCATTATGCAAATGCGGCAAGCGACCAGCTGCTATAAACTACAAAAAAGGTGATAAAACATATTACCGTAAGTTATGCGAAACTTGTTTACGCAACGGGTTAGGTCACGGTATACCTAAATGGGAGCAAAAAGGTTATAAGAAATTAGATACTTGTGAAAAGTGTGGGTTTAAAAGTAAACACCCCGAACAGTTCAATGTGTTTCATATCGACGGTAATTTAGAGAACTGTCGTCCTAGTAACTTAAAAACAATTTGTGCTAATTGTCAACGAGTTCTTCAAAAGGAAGGTGTACGTTGGAAACAAGGTGACCTAGTCCCTGATTTCTAAAAATAGTT